GCTCAATCCGCAGCAACAAAACTTAAAAATACAGGAATTTCTGAGGAACTGGCTGCAAAAGAGATAAACAGGCTAAGATCATATTTTGCAAACTCAATCAGTCGTGCTGAAAATCTAGGGAAAATACCCAAGGGAAGTTCAGAACAACTGATTAAGGATGCGATGGCTGAATTGGTTGCCAAGCAAACACCAGAAACTTCAGGAGATTCGGAAGTACCAGAAAGACCCTTGACGGCAACGGAAAGACTTCATTCGCTAAAGAAATAAATAATGGAACCGAAATCTGATACAGCAACGCTCGAGTCCGAAGCGACCAAGGAGTATCTTGCGAAAGAGGCTGAGAATATCAAGAGGGCAGAAATGTCTTCGCGGCCACCTAATTGGCGTGACCTCCAGTTAAACGACCCTCGAATTGGTCAGGAGTTTGCTATTCCTGAGTTCAATACTGAGGAGGGGATGAGGGTCCGTGGATTGCTTGATGAAAAAGGTGACGCAACTCCATTTGGCGAGGACTACCTCATGCTGGAGGATCGTGGACTTTTCAAGGATGGTCGCATGACACAAAAGGGAGTAGCCTTTACTACTCCAACGGAAGATCTTTTGCCTACGTCTAAAATGGACGCTGGGACAATGCTTGACCCTAATGACCCAGAGAATCTGGAGCAGTTTTCAAAGTGGAAGATTCGTGAGGAGGCTAGGCTTAATGAAAAACCTGAAGATGAAGGTAATGCTATCATGAATATCTTCAAGGGAATTGGTGAGATGGGTAAATCAATTATCGCTGTTACAGCATCACCTCTTGGTGGCCTCACTCTTGACCAGCGGACTGCCGCAATCGCAAAAATTGCAGAGGGTGCTGCCGAAACGGCAGTAACATCATCTGGAAAACTTGGGGCTTTTCTTGATAAGAACGTTATTAACCCGGCCCGCAAAGCACTTGGTGCAACTGACGAGCAAATCGAAGCTGACAATTTAGCTGGGAAGTTTCTTGTGGATACCAGAGACGCTTTATACGAGGACGTTACAGCAGAAAAAACTTGGGATGCACTGACATCAACGACGCAAGCGGTTGAGATGCGGGCGAAGGCATTGGAAGACTATACTCGTCAACTTGGTCCTGTTGAGGGAGCGAGGAAAATGGCGGAAATGGATCGTGGGGCATACGCAGCTGGCGGCATGGTTACAGATGTTCCCGGAATGGCAGTTACGGCTGCGACGTTCGGAGCAGGAAAGTTGTTCAGCTTGGGCAAAACAATGAAGGCGGCAGAGGCACTTAAAAATGCCAGTGCTGCAAACACAAATCTTACTAAACTTGGAACAGCCGCAACCTTAATAGGAAAGAATATTGATGAAGCTACGGCCAGTGCTTCAATTTTCCAGAAGCAATTGGATGACGCGCTGCTTGTTGGCAATAAAGAAGCTGCCGATTTGGCCAAGTCTCAACTTGACGAGGTGACAGCAACAATTGGTAGGTCGCAAACTCGATTAGGATTAGTAAACGACGGCATCAAGCTAAACGAAAGTGTTGTTCAAAGCGCATCGACTAAAATTGACGATCTTAACGCTCCTAGTATGGTTGGGCGGAAGCTAGCTAGTGGTGCAGTCAAAAAAGTCGCGGATGCGGCGGATGCTCTCGGCAATGGGTTTTTGTGGACAAACCGCAAGCTAAGAGCAATCGAAAGAGGGATTGGAATGGGAAGGCTTCCATATCTTGTTCACGCAGCGGGTATTGCAACACTTGGGACTGCTTATAAGGCTTATGGCGCAATCCGCGTTGGATCACTTGTAGCTGCCCCACTATTGAAGAAGTCTGCTGCGTTTTCCAACATTGTTGGTGACGAGATGCTTCAGCTTACGAATAGCTCTCCGTTCTGGAGACGTGTTGCAGCAAATGAAGACGCTGGTCGTATGACGAAAGCATTTGGTGGGTTGATGGACTACACGACTCCAATCACGCGAGGGGTTGTTGGCGCGGCCAAGGGGACTGCCCAAGCACTTCCCGCGATGACAATGTATGAGGCGATCAACTCGCAAGGGCTAGACGAGAACGCAATGGAACGTGCAGGAGCGGGAGCTTTTGTCTTTGGATCTTTTGGTCGAGCAATTGGAAGCCGGAACAACTGGAATCAAGTAAAGAATAACGAGTTCTATAACTTTAGAAATAAAGTAAAGGCGGCTAATCCAGAAAGGTTCCAGCAATTTGAGGCTGTCCCATATAGGGACGTTAAGCAATTCGCGTCTTCTATTGACGCTGCTTATCCCGGAATGTTTGATTCTTGGAACTTTGTCAAAGATGGGAACAGTAAGTTTGATCCAGTAAACAAGCAGGCAACAATTAACTACAATGATCGTGCTAGTATCGTGAAAGCTGCGGCTGCTCACGAAGCTCTTCATGGTATTCAGTTCAAGCATCAAAGCGACGGTGCTGTTGCATCCCTAATGCTTGGAAGTGAAACGCGCAAGGGTCTTGTGCGCAATACAGATGGCAGTCTTGACCCTGAGTTCAAGCAATTCTGGGATGAGTATAACTCACGACTAGACGCACAGGGATTGCCCAAGATCGACATCAACGACGCAGCGATTGAGTATTTTACCGACAACGGCGCACAGACACTATTTGAGGATGTTCTTGGAGGGAGCGTGTATAAGGCTTCACAAAAGACTCCTCTCAGGCGCAGCATTGAGAGCGTGTTTAAGTCAACGATGGCAGCGACTCCAATCGTAAAAAACCTTCACTTCAAACTTGGTGGAGCAACAGACAATCTTGGTCGTATGGTAGATGGTTCCGGGTTACTCGCCAAAGGCATGAAGGAGCTTCCAGAGGTGAAAGCGATGATCCGCAACATGTATCGTGAATCTGCTGGGCTTCCAAAACAAGCCCCTAAGCCACAGATCATTAAAGATGCCCCATCTCAAGATCCAAAGCACTATAAGGGCGGGGAGATAATCAGGAAGGCTAATGAGGATGCCGTCCAAGGTGGAACTCCGCTTCCAGATAACGTGCTTAATCCAGACGCTAATGGGAATGGGTTTGGATACTTGACAGATGTGGCAATCAAAAGGCTTGAGGAAAGCGGCGTCATTGCTGATGGGGACTTTGCAGGAGTCATTGCGATCAACAGTGCTATGGGCACACCATCGTCATATCTTCTTACGAACAAACCGATAGAACAAGGGAGATCAGTTCAAGTCGAAGGTATCACATCAAACAACATTGTTCCAATTAACTGGGAGTTAAAAAATGGCCGTCTTTATCTTGTCGGAATGGACATGGTTCAGTTGAAGTTGAATATCGCAAAAGCGGCAAAAAGCAGCATCGCCAAAAAACTTGGGATGACGTATGCCGACATCTTAAACGATATTGACAATTCAGCACTGCTTCACGCAAAGAATCAAACCACGGACGCTTATTTCAAAAGCAAAGATCCTAAAAACTGGAAAAAGCGAAAGAACTTTATCAACTCCGTTCAAGGTCTTCTTACTGAGTCTCAAAGGAAAATAAACCCTCTGTTTGATAAGAGGAATCTTAATAAGGTTTCCGGTATCTACCGAACGTTTGCATGGGACCGCCTTGGGGACAAAATCCAAATGACTGGCGAGGTTGCTGTTCCTTACGGGCAAAACTCGTATTATAGCTTGCGAGATAACCTTATGCCGCAGCCTCCACGGATGAATCGCAATGGTGAACTAGTTATTGAGATGCCACCAGTCTCCAAAAGTATAAAATCATCGAATTCAATTTCACTCTTGCTTTCTGGCGCAGCATCGCGTCAAATGCAGCGGGAAGACAAATAAGCAATGACCGATGATCCAAACGAAAAGCTAAAAGCGAATTACGTTGACGAACGGGAGGACAAGTCTGCTTGGTTTCTCGAGGTTAAAGAACGTGCAAAGCTATCTCCGGGCAACTGTGTTGAACACTATGCCCCAAACAAGGCCGCAATGGCCCTGTGGCTGGCTGCACAAGGCGCGAGGATAACCGATATCCAGAAGAAGACGGGGCTTGGCAGAGAGACGATCAGGGGCCTGCAATGGAGGCACAACGATACGCTAGAGACAAAGCGCAAGGAGTTCAGCATGAGATATGCAATTGCGGCTCAGGATTACACGGATTTGCTCTTTGAACGTTCCCAACAGTTGTTTGATAATCCTGATGAGCTTGCCAAGATTAGCCCTGACAAGCTAGCGGTGACGGTTGGCATCCTTACCGATAAAGCGGCGCAACTCACGGGCATGGCGTCGTCAATCGTAGAACATCGCAAGGGAGCAAGTCTCGATGACGCTGCCAAGATGATCTTTGACGCTAAGGCGCGTATTGCCAGCAAGATCAAGGAAGGCGCAATCGAAGCTGAGATCCTATGATTTGGCGGAAACACGCAATTCTCACGCCACCTACCGATGAGGAGATGGTGCAAATGGAGCCAGATGAACTAATCGGGCTTCACTCGGTTTACCATGAGGCGATTGAGAATGCTGAGAAAGACCCATATCACTATGGGTTCAGGCTCCCGCACTGGAGCAAGGCTGAAGAGCAACTGTTTGAGGTCAACGAGATCTTGGCACTAGGTGGGAATCGCAGCGGAAAAACTCAGTGGGGAGCGTTCTCCGTTGTCCGTGCTGCTATTGAGAACCCCAAGTCTGAAATCTTCTGTTTCGCCCAGACATCCGAGGTCAGCATTCGCCAGCAACAAAGTGCGGTGTGGGACTGGCTACCAGAGAATCTCAAGACAAAGCAGACTAGCGCGAACACCTATATCTCTTACAAGAAGAAAACGGGCTTCACTGATTCGTCTTTGATCCTTCCAAACGGTTCTCAGATCATCTTCAAGACGTATTCTCAGTATCAGAACAACCCTACCATCCTTGAGGGTGCGGAACTTGGATCTAAGAACCATGTTTGGCACAACATTGGGGTATGGCTGGACGAATACCTTTTAGGGCCAGAATTGATTAACACGCTCAGGTTCCGTCTTGCCACAAGAAACGCTAAGATGCTGGTGACGTTCACGCCTATTGACGGCTGGACGGAAGTCATCAAGGAGTATCTTGACGGAGCAACCACCATTGAGTCCCGTCCTGCGGAACTACTTAATGGTGAGCTAGTTCCATACGTCCAGAAGTCAAAGAAGCTAAACGCCTCAGTCCATTATTTCCATTCTCAGGATAATGCTTTCGGCGGATACGAACGCATCAAGGAAACACTTTCAGGAAGGACTAGGGAAGAGATTCTTATTCGTGCCTACGGTGTGCCGATGAAGTCTCACGCAACCAAGTTCCCCAAGTTTAACAAGGTTGTCAACGTGGTTCCTCCAGCATCCATACCGACCAAGAACATCACTCGGTATCACGTTATTGACCCAGCCGGGGCAAAGAACTGGTTCATGTGCTGGATTGCCATTGATGAAAGCGGAACATTCTGGGTTTACCGGGAATGGCCGGGAGTTGACGTTGGAGACTGGGCGGAATGGAAAGGTGGAAAGTGGATTCCGGGGCCGGGGTCTAAAGGTCAAGGGTTTGGCATTCGCGACTATATCGAAGCGATTCAAGAGATGGAAGGTGAAGAAGAGATCTTTGAACGCCTAATTGACCCTCGCCTCGGCGCAGCAAAGTATCAAGTGCAGGATGGTTCATCTTCAATTATTGAGGATCTAAGTGAATCTGGAATGGTTTGCATTCCTGCACCCGGACTTGATATTGACGACGGTCTTCAGGCGTTGATCGGAAAAATGTCATGGGATACAAGCAAGCCTTTAGACTCCGTCAACCGACCGAAATTCTATGTCAGCTCTGACTGCGAGA